TTCTCGTTGGGAAAGTTCTGTCAACTGTATGTAAGTGTGTAGCATTTTCTTGATCACCAGCAACTTCAGTAATGGCACCAATAATAGCAACACTATTAATAGAACTCAATGTTGGAGATGGATCAGCACTGCCAATTGACATGCTCTCAGAATAATTTTCGCTATTTGAATATGCCCAGACTGGAAGATTACTATAATGTCCATGCATTAAGTATGATGAATCATTGACATTAATTTCATCAAGAACAACACCCATATTTGTTCCAAAATTTTGATTATTTAAGAATGGTATTGGTTGAGTTGGCACAGAAATTTCTCCAGAATATGGCATCTCAAGTTGCGTACCTTGATTTAAGCTTAGATCAGTTGCGACGCCAACTTTAGGAACTATATCATCATTAAATTCCACAGTATCTCCAGTATAAATTCCAGAAGAAGAATTTGCTTGTATATACTTAGATCCTAAATCTGGTAGTTGAAACTGACCACCAGAATTTGCAGAAGGTTCTTGTAATGTGACGCCTTCTTTTCTGAATTTTGAGTTTGCACCAACTCCCAAAATATCTCGTAAATTTGGATAATCAAAACCATTTAAGATAGATCCATCACATCTCAAAAATCCAGCAGGAATTCTTGTTTTAAAATCAACTCCATTGGGATTATTTCCGTCTAAAGTTCTCGGGAAAGCAATAATAGTTCCAGGAAAAACTCCATATTTTCCTCTTTCAAATGAGTAATTGGTAGCCATCTTAGTATGCCCTGATTATATGAAGAACACTTAATTGTGGTGTTTGAGTGTTTACTCTAATTGATGCAATTGCCTGATTTGCTTCATTTAAAGGTTGAAGATTTCCCATACCAGCATTATTAACAACTAAAGTTGCTGGAACATTCATACTTCCTTTTGTGAGAGAGTAAAACATTGTTGGGTGTGCATGGGCATCCATTGCATCTTGCCCAGCATTAACAAAGTTTGCATAAGAAGATTGTGTATCAACTGCTGCAAATGACCAGTTACCACTGATGTCACCAACAGTTTGCATATTTCCAGAATCTACATAATTGTAATTTGTAGATCCATTTTGACCTGGATTTCTTCTTGCTGCCCAACCCTGTGCGCTGCTATAAGCTCCTCCAGTATAGAGTTTATCTCCTCCAGCAGGACTTCCGTCAAAAATACCAATTCTCTGTCTTTCATCTGCTGAATTGTTTGCCTCAATTCTATTAAATTGAGGACTGCCACAATCATCTTCACAAATAAAAGGAAGACCACAATTAGCAAATTGACCTTGACATGCTTCTGCCCATTGGTTTGGTTTCGAAACAACACTAAAAGTACCACCATGACCATGAGATGGATAATGAGCATCACCCATTGCTCTTCCAGCTGTAGTTAGACCATCAAAGAAAATTGGATCATTCAAGTCAGTATCTTCAATGAATCCAAGAAAGTTATTTACATCTGTGTTGTAAAGTGCGAACAAATCAATATTTGATGTTCTAACTAAGTTTACTTCATTTGGAATATCATTATTATCATTAATTAAATTTTCAAAAGAACTTGGAATACTAATAGTATCATTTCCATATGTATTAGCACCATCATGTGAAGTATGATAGTCAACAATTGATTTACCTTGAATGTTAGGAACTTTAAAATCTACATTTGATGTTCCCCCATATTTGTTTCCAATAACTTCATACAGATATGGATAAGTTTCAACCGTTATTGTTTGTCCATTACATTGAGTCCATCCTGCTGGGATAGCAGTAATATCACCAGTCCAGGGGACAATGGTTCCAATCGCTGTCCCCTTCAAAGATTTGAGAAAATTATAATTAACTGCCATTTATATTATACCTCTACAAGTCTCCATCCCTGGTCAGTTGATCCAATCGTTGTTCCATCTCCATCTGTAGCTCCAACATAAACCAATCCAAGACCAACATTTGGTGTATTAATAATTAATTCACCACCATTATGTGCAGTAGCAAGGGTTCCCAATGTTGTTCCAGATGCATCTCCTTGAATATTAACACCACTTGGAGCACGAACAACAATTTGACAATCATAAGATGTATTTCCGCCAATGTCAATGATTCTGATCATATCACCCGTTGCTGGAGATGATGGCAATTTGAGAATTAGTTCAACTCCAGTACCAGTTGGTTTTACGAAGTAATTAACATTTGCAGATAGATTAACTGCAGTTGCATCAGTATTTGATGTGGTGTCAACATAGATCCACTTTTTACCGCCAGTTTCGGTTACCCAATTATTAATTCCACCAATATTTATTTGACCACCTAAAGTTAGATCTCCATCAACATCAAGAGTTCCAGCAATATCAGTATTTCCATTTGATGCAACTTGGAATACAGGAGTGCCAGTAAAGTTAATACCAGTAGATCCAGTGTAAATTCTAAGTGATCCATCCATATCAAGACCGCCAGCAATATCCAAATCTCCACTACTTTGAGTAAGTTTGAACCTGCCATTATCAAGTGCAGTATCTAAAGCATTTGTATTGGTGATTAGAAGATCTCCAGTTAGAGATGCGCTACCAGTTCCACCATAAATTGCTGCTGGAGCACCTACAGTTCCATCACCAATAATTGTTAGTGTTCCATCTCTGGATACAGTCAACTCTGGAGTGGATGATGTATTACTTGCAATAATTAGTTGATTGTTTGTTGTTGTAAGTTGAACTATAAAATCACAACTTTGAGTTAGTGTAGAAGTTACTCCACCACAAACACTGTCAACAACAAAGCGATCGTTGCCAGCACCATCATTAATTCTAAAGTCCTCAGCATCAGAAGAAGCAATAGCAGTAATTTTTACAAACTCACCAGAAGGACATGTAGCAGTAGCACTAAGTCTTAGGTAATCATTGACATTAAATGCACCGCCAAATTCACCAACATTAACACTTTGAGTTGATGCGTCAATATTTGCTGTTAAGAAAGTAGCATCCGTTGTCTTATCTAACTTAATGACTTGTGTGTTATCTGCATGTTGTGCAGCGGGTGTACAATCAACACCTCTTGTTACTGGAATTTCATATCCACCAGAAATTGGATTCTGTCCAGGACCAGGAGATACAATCTGAACAATCTCATTATCAATCAATAGATAATCGCCAATTGCAAGACCAGTTAAAGGACTTTGACCATTAACAGAATCTTGAATTGTTCCATCTTCTGTTCCATCGCCATTTTGATTAGTTTGCAGTAACAGAGTTGTATCTGTTGCAGACCAGTTAGCATTTCCTGCAGTATCAACCCAAGTCTCAATACCAGTTACACCAGTAATTTCTTCAATCACTCTATAGTAATCAACATTCAGAGAGTTAATATTTCCAATAGAATGTGAAATTCCTGTTGTTCCAAGTTGTCCTCTATCAACTGTCAATTGACCAGTATTGTTACCACCATTGATAGTAACATCACCATTAAATGTTTGATCTCCAAGAACATTTAAGGCATTTCTAATTGTTGTAGTACCAGCAACTGCACCAATTCTTAACTGAACTGCTCTTGTGAATGCATCAACATAAGCAGCAGCACCATTTCTCGTCCAAAGTGTTAATGGATTAGAAGAAGTTCCATTCTTGTTAGTTTCAATGATACCTTCATTAACTTCAAGAGATCCATCAAGAATTGTTTGATAGCTATTAACTTGGAAGATAGAATTTTGAGGAGCATTAAATGCACCACCAATTGTGATATTTGAAGAATTGCTGCTTGTATTTGCAATATTACCTATATTAATAGTAGATGTTTCAAGACCAGTGCCACTATGAATATTCAATGTTGCTTCAGAAGCAGCATTACCAATATTAATAGTCTGCGTTCCAGTTGTTAAGTTACCAAGAGAAATTGTCTCAGCACCATTCACAAGAGCAGCAATGTTTGCAGCATTCGCAAAGTTTACTGTGGTTGCATTTCCGTTGATTAGATTGAAAGTAGTAGCAGTAGTTGTTAGATCTCCGCCATTAACTTCCAAGTCACTTTCGAACTTAACATTACCAGTGATTCTTGCAGTACCAACAACGGTTAAAGTTCTATCAAGATCTGTGATTGGACTACTTGTTCCAACAGTGGTGTTGATACCAACTCTTCCACTGTTATTTGTCATAACACGGAGAGTAGCAGCACCACTTGGCGTATCACTTGATCCACCAACTAATAGTGCATTGTTCTGATTGGTTTCAGTTTTTGAAATTCCACTGTTAGTTGTAAAGGAAAGAATTTTCTTGCCACTAATAAATGTTGTTCCAACAACATCAAGGTTTGCTCTTGGTTCAGTTTCAGCAGAAACAAATGCATTGTTAACAGCAGTATGAGCAGCACGAGCAACCGTGTTAATACCTACTTTATAATCACCAATTTGATCTGTCTCAGTTCTGATTGATTCAGATCCAAGAACACCAACTTCTTTCCATCTTGATTCAGATACTTCAAGAATAGCATTTGACTCAGTAGACCAATTGATTGTCTGAGTAGCTACATTGTTCTGGATCTTGATAGTTACATATCCATTGCTTGATGTATAACCATCAGAAAGAACATCCCATATTCCATTTACAACTGGGTTTGAGAAGTCTGTAATTCTAATTTGTGCTCCAGGAGCAACACCATTGTTTCCAATATTAGCATTAACGATGCCAGCAGTCCAAGTAATTTTAACAACATTAGTGCCATCAAAAGTTAAATTGGAAATATTAGAATCATTTACTGTTACATAAGCATTGGCAAAAATCCATGCAAGGGATCCAGAGTAATTAACTTGCTTTCCTTTGAATAGAACATCTCCAGCATTTGGAGGAGTTGTTCCGTAAGCAACTAACTGGTTATTATTAAAAGTTTGTTCTTGATCAGGAGTTAAGTTCGAAGGAACATTGCTTACTGTATGTGTCTTAAACAAATACTTCTGACCAGGCGCTGCGGCAGTTCCTCTTGGATTAAAAGCAAAAATTGCAGCATCGATTCTATTCTTGGTTAAAAGAATATCGCCGTCTTTAGGATCTCTGTTAAATGATCTGTCAAGAGTTGGGTCATCACTATTTGAAACATTACTGTATATTCTTAATGCATCACCCTCAAGAGGATCAACATTGATTTCCACAGGATTGTTGAGGAATGCATCTCCTTCAACTGTAATTTTATCCTGGAATGTTACAGGAGTTTCAAATGTAGTGACAAGACTTCCAAGATCATCGCTATCATCTTCCGATGATTCAAGTGTTGCTGCCTCAAGGAAGGTCTCTTCGCCTGTAATAGCGTTGATCTTGCGGTTACCGATATAGAGGTCACCGTTGGAGTTTAGACCCGTGTAGAAGACGATACCGCCGTCTTCACGCTTTGCTTGAGCATAAAAGTCTTGCTTGTCCGAAAGAATAACTTCTTGACGGAGTGGAAAACCAGTTGAGTAGTTACCAGGACCGAAACCAAGGTATTCAAATGTGTGGTTACCAGATCTTGCAATCGAAGGACGGCGTAATTCAACGTAGAGTTTTGATGCAGATGGGGTAATTTGATCACCAAAGATAGGAATCTTTCTATCTTCTGATCCAGAAGTAGCATTTCCTTCTTGAGCACGAATTCTATTGTCAATAGTTTCGCCATCGCCATCAGTTAATGTATTAGTAAAGTTATCAGAAATTCCAAGATTTGCAATTAGATCTAAAGTTGATTCTTTAGTTTCACTATTTTTGTTATCGTTAACTGTGACAAGACCATGTACATAGTTGTCTGCAGCAGAAACTGTTGCAGGTGGATCAACAAGTGTACTGTCAATGTTCTTGAACCACAATGGATCATTCTTGTAATCAAGTGGGTATAATTGTGAAATTGGTTGAGAGAACTTAAAGTTTCTGAAGTTTGTACCAACACCAGGACCTTGTGGGAATGGAGAAATATTTCCTCTTACTGCTGTTAGATAGTAAATACCGTCTTGCTGACCAGCAATTCTCTCCTGCAATTCATCAATGTCAAAGATATAGAAAGTATCTTCAATTTCTAGAACATCTTGTACATAATCAATGTAGTACTGAGAAGTACCACCACCCTGTACAGAAACTTCAATCTCATCACCAGGAACAGCAGTATAAACACCAGCTCTTGGAATTGCATAGAGATAATCATCTCTTAATGACTTACTTCTTCCGTCTGGATCTCCAATGCTATCTGGTTTTGCAGCAAGAGTAGTTGTTACAGATCCAGACTGTTGTGAGAATGTTGTGGTTGTATATTGATCATACTCAAGAGTGCCATTGATATCCTTAAGAATCATGTACCAATCACTTGTACCAGCAGTAGTTTGATGCTCGACAACTGCCTGAATGTAACCATTACCAGAACAATTTCCAGTCCACTCAACGTAATTAGATGAAGTTGATGTAGTTTCACTTTGAATAAATGTTCCGCCTTGTGGTTCAGTAATCTTTAATGCATAGAATAACTTGCCCTTGAGACTTGCATTAATAGTTTGATGATCAAATACTGCAATTTCAAGATAATCTGTTCCATTTACTGGAACTTTTCGCGCAGATTGAACATTGAATGCAATCTTAGAAGCAGTTTCAATCGTTACTGGGTTGACGTATGGGTCATATGATGGAATAAGAGTTGATGTGTATTCATTTTCTCTGAGACCAAGAACTTCAGATGTGTTTGCTGGGTTGAGCAATTGACAGAAAGCAGGAGCACTTCCCTTTGGTTTCAAGAGAAGTCGTTGTGGTACTAATCTTCTCTTATCGTCCGTTCTGATCTTCATAACGAAACCGTTAAGAGGATCACGAACAGCTTCAAGATAACTTGGGATTACATATCTGAATCTGTATACTCTATCTTCTTTCTCTCTATTGTCAGAAAGACGCTCAAACCAACTATCAGTCGTTCTAATCTTACCAGAAGCATCATCATAGTCATTCTGATGCATTCTGTATAAAATTGAAGTGGTAGATGGACTTGTTCCACTTGACTCATCTTCAACATTCAAATACCAAATACCAGTATCTCCTTTTTCACAATCAAATCTTAGTGGAGATTCTCTCTTGTCACAGAAAACATAGAAGTCAGATCCACTGTTTGGTTGGAAAGTAATTTCTGCAGTATTGTTTACAGCATCACTGAAGGTTGGGTGAATACTAAATTGTTTCTGTGCTGCAATACCAGTTGTTGTGCTGTTAGTTTTTACATATCTTGCATAGAAGAATGTTTGATCATCAATAGTATCACCAGTTGATAGAATTGGAAGTGCAGAACCAGTAATATCAGAAGCAACTCTAAAGAATACCTTCTGAGGAACACCACCATTTACAGGTAAATCGAAGACATGTGAAACCTCTGTCTCAAGAACTCCCGATCCAACAACATTACATGCATACTTGTGAAGATCATACTGATTATCAAGAACAAACTGATAGATATCAATTTCAACGTCAGTATCAATTGTATCAGTTTCAGGTGAGAAGATGTAAATACCAGCTGCAGCATTCTCTGGGCTGGTAGCAAGCATCAATTTGGTTTGATCGCCACCATTAAAGTCATTTGTTGTTGAATAATCTTCTGGGTACGTCTTTCTACCAGGAGCAATAACATAATACTTCTGGTTTGTCTCAAATCCAAGAGGCAATCTAATCAATCTCTTATCAGGATTTGTACCACTCTTTGCTCTTGGAACAAGTCTTACTGGAGTACCAGTCTCGAAGTTATGAGGGTTTGAAGTTCCACCACCAGTGTTAACTGTAAATACAGTTGCTCTTACAGCAAGATCTGCTGTGTTGATCTGCGATTCTCTTCTAACAACTGTTCCACCATTAAGAATAGTGTCAATATCATCAAAGTAACTTTGAATTAGTAGAGAAACATTTCCACACTCTGGATATGCAGTATCTTGTACAATACTGTCATCAGATGTTGGAGTAACAGATGTATCAAAGTATCCAGAATTTAGATCAAAATACAAGAATGCATTACTATTGGTTCCAGTTGCATTCAAAGTTCCACTGTTGTTTGCAATTCTAATAGTTGTAGCATTGACAATTTCACTGATAAATGCAACAGCAGGAACATTGCTTGTAATTTGAGTTGCGCCACTATTCAACTTACCATTGGTAAAGTCTCCTTGAGCATATTCTGCAACTGACATGCCAATGATAAGACCTGTCGTATCTCCAACATTAATTTCGGAAGATCCATTTGTAATTACACAACCAGGATTACCACCAACAGGTCCTCTTAGATAATCCCAATTACGCATTGCTGCGATACAAAGATTCTTAACATAATCCCATGCTTCCAATGTTTCAGTTAATTCATTCTCGATATAATCTAACTGACCACCAACATAATAAGCTTCTGCTGCTTGAATTACGTTAATATTAGATGTATCGGTGTAAGAACTTGGGATAGTAGTTGTATCAAGTGTCAAACGAAGATCAGTTACGACAGCATCTACAACGTATCCGATATCTCTTCTGCACTTAGAAATGTCAATACCACCTTTGAAAGATGGATCATCTGGATCTAATGTTGGATACTTATCAATAATGTAAGCATATGCTTCATTTTGAATAAATTCTTTGTTATTATTAATCTGGTTAGCAGCATCCTGTGCCCAGTTGTCAAGATAATTTCCTATCGATGCTGGGTTTAAAATACTTAGAGATGCTGTATAATTTTTAAATCCACTTGGAGAAAATGTAGCATTGAACTCAGTATTTCCGCCAGATGTTTGTGCATCAAGTCTTACATAAATTTTTTCGTCAGTTCTTGCACCAATTCTATATCCACCAATTGTTGCTGCTGGACGATCTTCTGGATTTAAAGCACCATCAGATCCAAGATACAGTTTCGTATGGTTTGCTGTGTCATTAGATTCAACTACATCAAATGTATAGTATTGAACTTTTTCAGCAAGAGCTCTTGAGTCACTAACAACTCTTGGAGGAATAATATCAGTAATATATCCACCCTTATCCTGGTTGAACGCATATCCTTTATGTCCAACAGCATGTAGTGAAGTATTACCGAAGTTTGAGTTAGAGTTGGTGATCGACATGTCACCACCCGACTCCATCAGGAAGTGATCGAAGAATCCAACAGCAAAGACCGAAACGCACTGGATGAAGGAATCATCAGAAGCACGGATGTGGAAGTTTCTCCAATCATCCTTCCAATATGCATCACCTTTAGTGTGGTAAGGAACAGTTGCAAACGCATCGTTTAGTGATGCTTGGTTCCAAGTGTTGGTAAATCTATCATAACGGATGAACGCACGGTCGTCTTTCTGAAGTGAAACGCCCGTATATTGAGCCACAACCATTGAACGGAAACCAGTTGCCTTGGATCCGTTTGCCCACATACCACACTGACCCCAGGTGGAACGAATTGAGCAGTTAAAGACATATGGCGACGCAGACTCAACAGAGTCAATCTCAGCAAGAGAAATAGCATTTGCTCCAAGTGCATTAGGAGCAGTGGTAGAATCGTAAGTATTACCAGATGTTAGTCCTACTGCAGCTGCAACAACATCTATGGTGTAACTGAAAACTTTTGGATCGTTATTGTCAAGATAAATCTTGAATGTACCATTTAGTTCTTCATCAAGTTCAGTATTCAGAACAGCAACATACTGACCATCAAAATAACCATGCTCAATTTTTGTAGTTACAGTTACTTTTGCAGTTGAAGTACCTGGAATATCATCAATCTTCAGACTATCAATTGTTCTACTGTCCGAAAGAGGACCAACGATTCTGTTCTCCTGAACAAGAGGATCGAGTTCTCCAGCATCATCAATTGTTGGTTGAAACTTACTAAATGCCTTACCTACTTTTTCATAGTAAAGATCCAGTTCCTTGTTTTCTGCATACTCCATGATGCAGATTTTGTGGTGAGAGAATTCAGGAACTTTTAAACTTGATGTAGCTCCGTCTGGTTGAGTATATACCTTACCAATTTTTTCACTACTATTATAAAGAGGAGAATTTTCTAATAGATCGCCATCTTTAATAGTAAACTGCCAGAGGTAACAACCACCAGTTAGATTGAAAATTGAGGTTCTTCCTACTTCTTTGTCTACTGGATCTGGTACATACAGAGGACGAATAATTGTTCTACGTAGGTCATAACCAACCAGAGAACAACCCCTTGGAACAATAGCACCACCAGTGGTAGCATTGAACTTGTAAAGAACGTTATCAGAATTGCTTAAATCAAGAATCGAATTATCGGTCCACAGATTATTTACTTCATCAAAAGAAAATTCTGGTGATAAATTAGTATCTACAAGTCCAGGGCGGTTATCGATGTAGTGATTACCAGGCATCAGCATGATGCTGAACTGGTCAAATCTATCATTACCACTACCAGGAACATACGAATATCTTGCGACTTCGATAAATGCTCGCTGAATGGTTTTGAATGGTCTCAGAGGAGAATTTCCTCTGTTATCAAGTTCATCAGTTGCATTGAAATCGTCTGGAGAAACGTATAGGTATTTTCCAGTTTTGCTTGAATAAAGATTATCCAGTCTGGTTAGTGGCATAATTAATCTGACCCGTGGTGCCTAAGAATTCTTCTCGATTTATTTATACGGGGGATTGTATGCACTTCCCTAAGGTTTTTCACAAACTGCATCAAAACATGACCATATAATAGTTTTTTCGCCATACTTAATAGGAACAGATTTGTGTATAAAATAAGGACCACATGGAAAAAATAACATACTATTCTTAATTGGTTGAACTGTGAGTTTATCCATCAAGAATCGTGTGCCACCACCACCAAAGTCATCATTCAAATAGAGGATACCAGACAAAACAAATGTTTTCTCATAGTGAAGATCACAGTGCCAATGATATAAATCATTTTTAGAATAGTGCCTAAAATGATACTCAGTATTAAACCCAATTACTGATAGATTATTAAGTGTATATTGAAACAAAGCATTATTAGAACAATAGTGATCTTGTACCTTACTATAAACATCGTTTACTTTTTGATCTGTATCCCACAATTTTTTTCTCAAAAAAAGGTTGGGGTTTTGTCTTGACTCAAATGAAAGATTGTAACTATCATTTTGTACAATATGGTTACGATCTCTTTTATATGCCATATCATTATAATGAAGATGTTCTAAACATTCTTCACGAACATGATCACAAAGATTGTTATCAAAAACATTCAAATATTGCCAGATAAATTTTGTATGTTTTATGACTTCCATATCACTATATCATAATGGGCAGGGAGGGATTTGAACCCCCGTAGGCAGAGCCAGTGGATTTACAGTCCACCTCCATTAACCACTCGGACACCTACCCGAACTGGCGTGGCAA